TTGAAGAGGGAAACTATGGTGAAGCATTGACATTTTATAAAAAGGCGTTAGAAGAAAAACCAAATGATGAGACTACTAATGAGAAGATAGAAGAATTAAAGAACAGTTATGAAAATGACTTACGAAATGTAGTTAGTATAATGTTATCTGAATCTAGTAAGGCAGAAGAAATGATTAGTACATATTCACGTGGATGGAGTTATATTATTAAAAATAATATGACAGCACGAGACCTTGCTGAATTATTAGATATTAGACGAAATCATACCACGCTATATTTCAAACAAATAGTATCAATAACAAGTGATTATCTTTATAAAGGAGATTCTCAAGCGGTTATAAGGGGGATCAGTAAATATTATCAAAAAATAGGAAAAAACGAGGAATTAGAATTAAAAAAAGATGAGGTTGCCAGTTTAATTAGAAAGTTAAATAACCCTCCTCAAGAATATAAAGATGCTTATGATATTGCTTTTGAATTGTATAGTAATTATGAAAATTATATTTCTTTCGCACTATCACCGAGTGGTTCTCTAATTTCTTACAATCAAAAAGCAAATGAAGTATCATCTAACATTGTAACTAAAATTAGAGAATTTGAAGTTAAATTACCATTAAAATAACATTACCTAATCTATCCTTCAAATTGTGGGGTAGTTTTTTTTATCAATTTTAAAAGGAGGTCACACAATGACAAATATTCAACGTCTACAACTTGAAATTAAAGGTGTCAACTTACAACAAACAGATTTATCTATCTATCTCCAAGAAAACGACTTACAGCCCCATAATGAATACAATGCAACGTCTAATACAAGTAAACGTAACATTTACAAAACTGCATTGTCTATTTTGGAATCAATTGCTAATAATCCATCTTCGATGAAAAATTATAAAGAAGATGATTTGAGTGTTAGTCAATTTGCAGAAAATGTTCAATCTCGAATAGATCAACTTGAACGTAAAATAAGAACAATGAAAAATGATGATGATGTAGAGGGAAACTTTTTTATGTTATTTAATTCATAGTTTGGAGGTGTAAAATGTTCGATATATTTAATAATGAAACGAATACAAATGATATTAACTATTTATTATCGAGTGTAGGTCAAAATGTCTCTATCAACAATATAGTTACAAAAGCCATTATAACCAATCCATCATTAAATGAGTTTGACGATAGATACATTTCAACAATTGACACTATCATTAAACGTGGTGATTTAATCACATACAGCGGTCTTAATTATCTAATTATCAATCAAATAGTTGCTAAAAGGGCAAATAAATATAAAGCCATTATGCGTTACTGTAATCATACAATTCAGGTGACAGAAGTTATTTTAACTCCGACAGGTGAAACTAATTATCGAGGTGAACCACTCTACGCTACTACATATGGTGAACCGATTAATATTGCTTGTATAGTGGATAGTCGCACATTTTCTTTGACTAGTGATAGTGCTATTAATTTGCCTAATAATCAAATAACCACCACTGTACAAAATAATCCAACTACTGGAGATTTATCTGTAAATGATGAATTTTATGTAATGGGTAAAAGTTGGAAGATACTTGATATTGACAGAAGTAAGGTAGGATTAATAATATTTACGTGTCAAGCGTACTAAAATAATGTAAAAATATAGTGATTTAGTGATAATTATATTAGACCACTTGACAGTTTTGTGTGACTACTATATTATTTGAAGTAAGTACATGACCTATGTAATGTTCCATCATTCAAAAACTATTGGTGTATAAAAGTTTAATCCGTTAAAGGCAATCTCGCCACCTTGACAGGGTGGAGGTCGAGGGTTCGAGCCCCCCACGGGTCACCATAGTTGATATATCAAGGGTTCTAGCCATTTTTAAATTACTCACAAGGTTGTGGGTTTTGGTAGACACCTTTTTGAATGTTGAAATCACTTTCTAGGTTATGTCGATAATCTAAGGGAGTGGTTTTTTTATGTTAGTCAAATTTGCTATTAAAGATTTTATTGATGATCGAGAATTTAAGAATATTTCTAATGCTACTATTTTACGTTATAAAAATGCTTTAAATGAAATTCAAAATTATTTTGCAGAAAATGAAGTTATCAATGTAAATGAAGTTACACCAAATTTAATAAAGAAATATTTAAGCCATTGTAAAAATGAACGAGGTAATAATCCTTCTACATTAAATACAAAATTAAGAACCATGAAAACGTTTTTTAATTACATGGTTGAAATTGAAGTTATTGAGGAAAAAAGAGCACCTACTAAAAAATTTAGATATATGGTTGAGGATACAAAAATTGAAGTGTTTTCAGATTATCAAATTAGTGAAATGCTTAATTATTACAGACGTATGAAACAACGTGAAAAGTCATTCTATGCGTATCGTGATTACTCATTAATTGTATTTTTACTAGGTACAGGTTGCCGACTAGGTGAAGCCATAAATTTAAAATGGAATCAAGTAAATTTTGAACATGGTTCTATTATTGTTTATGGGAAAAAGCGTAAACAGACAAGTGTTCCACTTTCAGATAAATTATTAAAAGAGTTAGCAGAATATAAGATATTTTGTGAACAGAAATTCCATACCAAAGTAGATTATGTATTTTGTTCCACCACTAATCAACAACTTAGTGCTAATGCAATTAAATGTCTATTTAAACGATTAAAGGGCATCATGAATTTTACCGATGTTCGATTATCTGCTCATACTTTTAGACATACATTTGCACATAGGTTTTTAATGGCAGGTGGCGATGTATTTTCATTACAGAAGATGCTAAGACATGAAAAGTTAGACATGACGATGAAATATGTAAGCATTTGGGGAACAGCACTCAAGGAACAGAACGACAGATTTAATCCACTTAACAATTTGGACATATAGATATGACTAGACAAAAAGAAATTTGGTTATCTCCTAATACTATTTATCGTATCTGTGCCATTTTATTGGATGATGACATGACGCCCGACATCATAATTGATAAAAAACTATCAAATGGAAAATGTAAACGTATGTTTTTTAAATTCAGTTTAGAGGATAAATTACCTAAATATGTGTTTAGTCAATGTATAGAAATGAGAAATAGAATAAGTAGAATATAATTCTAAGGGGCTAACACAGCCCTTTTTGTTTTGGAATAGTATTATTATCTAATATCTAATCTATGCTTATCTACGTGAGTGTAATCATACAAAAATAGGTTAATACTTATTTATCGGTGTATTAGTATGTAAAATGTTAATGTGTAAAATTTGTTAGATTAGACTTAGGCAGATTAAAACTATCAAATTGGAGCATGTGCTCTATTTTGCATTTACAATAATAAAATAGGCATAAAATAGGCGTACTAATCATCTAAAAAACACCTCAATCCCATGTGAGAGTAAGGGTTTGTCAATTTTTGATAGTTTTGTTACTACGAAAGAGAGTAAAAATAAGCATAAATATAGAGATGCTACCTTGTTTAAAAACACCTGTAAGCCACGTGAGAGTAAGTGTGAGATGACTTTTGATAGTTTTGTTACTACGAAAGAGAGGTTGTAGTAGATCAAAAATAACAATAGTAGAAGGAGCGAAACACACCTTCATCATATGTGAGAGTAAGTGTCTAACAATTTTTGATAATGCTGTTACAATGAGAGAGAGTAAAAATAATAAGATTTAATCATTCACATGGCTTAAAAACAGTCCTCAATCCCACGTGAGAGTAAGTGTGAGATAATTTTTTGTAATTCTGTTACTACGAAAGAGGGTAAAAATAATTTTAAACATAAAGTCGACTTTAGGTTTGTAGAAGTAGCAAAACATACCTTTATCATATGTGAGAGTAGATATGGAAATGGTAGAAAAAGCAAAAACGGCTATAATGGTTGGTATCATTGACTTTAAAATATATGATAAAAGTTGTATACATGAGGAGAGATATAAAAAGGGTGAACGAAAACGAAAGTCTTTTAAAGCCACGCCACCATTGACTTTAAAACATGTGATAAAAGTAGTACCTTGGGTAGTAGTATAAAAAATGTGAAGTTTAAAAGCATATCAAAAACAACGGTACGTACCGTCAATTTTAATGTGTGCTAATTTAACTTAATACCCTATAAATGTAGATGTAGCAAGGCTTAAACGTTGATTTTTGACTATAAAAGTTAGTCTCCTACTAGGGGGCACTAAGAAATTAAGATAGTTTAGAGACTATTAAAAACACCACTACAGACCGCAATTATTAGAATATGTTAATTTAAAAGAGTATGCCAAAAACATAGTCGTATCAATGGTTTAAGGGTGATTTTTTACTATAAAAGTTAGTCTACTGTTAAGGGGAGGGTAGTCAAAACGTGTATAAATAGAACACATAAAAAACATAGGTAAGCACCGACATTATTAAAGTTTAGCGTTTTGCCTAAATGTCATGAAAACGCATATATATAAGGGTTTAAGGCACTTTTTTCAACAAAAAGTTAGTCTGCTACTAGGGAAGGGTACGTTATAAATTTGTAAATGTCCAAGTTTAGAGAGTCTCTCAAAGCCACGTCCACGTTGACTTACAGCAATCATGTATTTGTAGTAGTGTAGGGAGGGTAAGTATTTTTCATTGAGAGTTTTAATAAATATTACAACTTAAAACTGTCAATGAAGGATATTTCCTTTTAAATACAAATTTATTTCCTCCAAACTTTTTAAAATTGAGTAGTTTAGCCGACTACTCTTTTTGTGTTTTTAACTATTACAGGAGGTGTCAAAATGGAATTAGGCGGTTTGCCTTTAGAAATTATTATTAGTAACGGGATTTTTGCAATCTTATTTGTATGGCTAATGATTGATAGTAGAAATGAAGCAAAAATAAGAGAAACAAGATTAAATGAACAAATTGACAAACAAAACGAAACACAAAAACGGATTATATTATCATTGGAAAGATTAGATCAACAAGTAACAAATTTTAAAAAGGGGGAATAAATAATGGCAGAAATTACTACATTTGCATATGCAGATTTACGAAACTATATTCAAGCAAATTGGAACTACATTGAGTTACAAACGGATGCAGGTACACCGATCATTAGATTATCACCATCGGATAGTAGAGTTACATGGACACACACAGCAGGCGATCAAGTGTTAAAATTACAAGTCATTGTAAAAGGCATTGATGCAGATATTACATATCCACAAACGTTTGGACAATCAGTAATTTACAATGTGGCAACTGGTGGAGATGCTTATTCAACAGAAACATTTACACCATTTACAATTGAGAGTGATGACGATGAATTGACAGTAATCCATAATATACAAGTGCCACAGGTGATATAAGGGGCTGATTAAATGGCTATTTTAATTAGTACACCACAAGATTTACATGATGTAAGAAATAACTTATCAGGTGATTATGAGTTAATAAATGATATTGATATGTCGGGTTGGGGCAACTTTACACCGATAGGAGACTCATCTACAAGATTTACGGGTTTATTTGATGGTAAGGGTTTCAAGATTAAAAATCTATCCATTGATGTGTCAACTACATATGTGGGTTTATTTGGATTTACCGAAAATGCGACTATATCCAATTTAGCAGTAGTTGATGCAAATGTAACAAGCAATATGCAAAACTATGTAGGTATTTTGACAGGGTATACGACAAATACAACTATTACAAATTGCTACACAACTGGACAAGTAACAGGACAATATGGTGTCGGTGGACTAACCGGTTATGGTGATGTAATAATTAATAACTCATTTTCTCATGCGACAGTAACAGGTAAAGGTCGTGTAGGTGGATTGGTCGGTCATATTTTAACCGACACATCATCTATTGATAATTGCTACTCTACTGGATTAGTTACCGTAACGCCTGATCCAAACGTGTATAACGGTGGATTAGTTGGTTCTACTTCATTTCCAGAAGTTGTGACTAATAGTTATTGGGATACTCTTACTAGTGGTCAAACTATTTCAGCAGGCGGAACAGGATTAACAACTACACAAATGCAAACTCAATCATCATTTACAGAATGGGATTTTACAAGCATTTGGGGAATTAGTGGTGATTATCCTTATTTACAAGTGTTCGGAGTTCCCTCTATTCCTGCAAAAGTTGAAACTATTACAGTAAATTCATTCACCAATCTTATATATACAAATGTAAACAACTATAACAAAAAAGCAATTGTACTAGCATCCAATTTAAGCACAATTACAAGTAATACAACTCACAAAAAACGCACTATACGACATGTAGAGGGTTATCTATCACCAATACATACAAATGTCAATAAAAGTGTTAGGAGCATTAGAACAGCAACTAAAGACGTTATAGCGTACATTAATCCTATAAATGCAATGGTGGAACGAAAAACTAAAACATTTAAACATTTACAAGCACATATCAAACTAATTAATAGTAGTGTAAATGCTATTATTCCAACGGATATGAGGATTGTAAATGCTTATGTTTCAGTACAAATTAATCCTAGTGTAAGTCAAGTATTAATGAACAAAACCACTACACAATACATTATTAATCCATCTGTAAATGAGGTGATAGCATGATGCTACAAGGCGATACAGTACGCTTAAAGGTACATTTTAAGACGTTTAGCGGTGAAAGTGTCGATCCAACAGACATTACTTTAACTATATTTAGCGAGGACAAAACACAAATTGAACAGATTAGCATTACAGACACCAACAAGGAAAATGTGGGTGTTTATTTTTATGACTACATACCCGATGACATTCAAGAATTAATATTTGAGTTTAGAGGGTTGTTCGGTGATAAACCGATTTTATCAAGGGGTAATATTAACACAAAATTTATTTAGGAGGTATGCGAAATATGGAAGATGAAACGTTTACGCAGGAACAGTTGAATGAACAAATTAACAATGCTAAAACAGAATGGGTTGAAAAAGAATTAAATCCAATCGTATCTGATAGGGATGAACTTCTGCAATTTAAGCCAGTAGTTAAAACCGATGATGAAATTGCAATCGAAACTAAGCAACAAGAATTATTTCAAAAGGAAGTATCACTAGAATTGAAATCAGCAGGACTAGAAAAGTTTCAAGAATTTATTAAAGTGGATAGTGTTGAAGAACTTTCTACACAAATTGAAAAGTTTCAAGGTTTACTTAAAGATGTAAAGGTAGAAACAGGTTACATTCCAACAGATCATAAGGTTGCGGATGAATTTACAAAGTACGAACAAGACAAAAACACTATGGGAATGATCGGAAGTAAATTAGCGAAACTATTTAACTAAAAAAAAACTAAAGGGGCGATTATATTATGTTTAAATCTACAAATTTTACAGATATGGAAAGTATCTCATTGTCAAAGGAAATTGCACTAATTGGAGTACAATCTACACCACTAACATCTATGTTAATGGCAAAAGGAAACATCGAAAAAGCATTGTCAACTGTTTATACGTGGAGAGCAAAAACATTAGACAACACAGACGATTTATCAGCGGTTGAAGGTTCAGATACAACTGTATTTCATGAAACAGCACGTGCAGAATTAAATAACATTCTTGAAATCTTTAAAAAAGGTGCTTCAATTTCAGGCACAGCGGGAGCAATGCAAACAACACAATTCGCATCGGAAATCAATGACCGTTTACTAGAATTGAAAATCAATATGGAGAAGAAATTCATTAATGGATTAAAGAATGATGGTTCTATTACTCCATTTAAACGTCAATTATCAGGTCTGATTGAGTTTGCAGACGTTTCTAATGCAGTAGCGGTTACAGGTGCAGTTATCGAAGATGATGTTAAGTCAGTGATGCGTAATTTATGGAATCAAGATTTGGCAGAAGGTACATATTATGCACTAGTCGGAGCAGATATCAAGGAACAAATTGATGCTATTTACAAAGATCGTTATAGTTATAGCCACGTTACAACAGATTTTGGCTTACTTGTGGATTCTGTGAATACAAATTATGGCAAGGTTAATTTTGTACTATCTAAGCACGTGCCAGTGGATAAAATGGTTGTGTTTAATGACAACTACCTTGATTTAGCATACTTACGTGTACCAACATTCGAACCGCTTGCAAAGTCGGGTGACAATGTTAAAGGTCAAGTAGTAGCGGAAGCAACATTAAAAGTTGGTAGCAATAAAGCAGTGGCAGTTCTTACAGTAGCATAATTTAATTATTGAGGGGGGTGCTTGTATATTCAAGTACCCTCTTTTTATATAAAAAGTTTTGAGGAAATGAATTTGTAAAAAGGCTAGGTATTCTAAAAAATTATAATCAGGAGGTGAAAAGAGTGGCAAATTGCAAGACTTAATTTCTCCTTTTATTTCAAAGGGGTATCACAAAAATTAATTGTGAAAAATTAACCCACGGATAAAAGGAGAACGGTTACTATATTTTGGTAACTATTAATGTATATACATATATGGAGAAACTAAGTGACTATTTTGTCACTCATTATTATGCAAAATGAATTAAAAGGTAAGTTTCCGGAATGGTGTTCAGATTTTACAAAAGATCAACATAGTTTATGTTTAACAGATGATTTAGATTCATTGATGGGTTGTGCAATTGAAAGTTATGTTAAAGGTAATAAAATAAATTACTTCTACGAGTTTAATAATTTATATGTTGCAGATAGAACAGATAAACGAAAATTAATAGGAATTGATTTAGCACTACACAGAGGCAAATCATGGTGTAATCATGTTGTCAAAGTGTCCTATGATGATTACGTTAATCCACAAACAGCAAACATAAACGCAATACAGAACATACATAGCGGTAACTATACAAGTAAATATGCAATGAGTACAGCCTTATTAATGTGGTCATTTTATGGCTTACCACTTCCAACAAGCAAGGAAGGTAAAATGTTATTGTTAGCGATTGATAGTGGCTTTTTGGGACATTATAGCGACTACTTTAAAGCAACACATACTAAATACCTAGAAATGTTAGGATTTACAGAACTAATTGACTTATTAAACAATACAACAAAGTTTGAATTTGAGTCATTACAGCGTAAATATAATACTAAGGCAAAAATACAACTTAATAATGATGGATATTTACAAACTGATATAGCCCTTGCAGAAATGCAGGGGTTTTTTGATATGCCATTAGAGTTACCAAAACAACAATTTGAATTAAGAAACGAGTTTAAAAGTTATAATGCTTCAACAATTCAGATCAAGGATAAGACTAAAATTGACAATTTAATTAGTTTTGCTTTAACACGTAAAAATGAAGTTAAGTATACCATTGCTTAATCTACACCCCACAATTCGGGGTAGACGAAATCAAGTCCTCCTTTTAAAAGGGAGAACCTAGAAAGGTGAACGAATTGTCGTTTACCTTTCTAGGTGGCTTTTTTGTGTTTGAATCGAAAACACGCTTGAATTTTAAGAATAAATTTTATATGCTAGTACCCTAAACACGAACAATTCATTAAATTAATATACAAATTATACGGAAATGGAGGTAATCAATATGACAATTAAAGATAAATTATTTTTTTGCTATAATAAAAAATTATTTAAACATATCCACGACATAAAAGGGATTGATTATATCACAGTGGCAATTTCACCTACGTCAAAAAAAACTTTTGCATTATTTGAAAAAAGTGAACAATTACAAATGGCAATTGATGAGTATAAGGCATTAAATTAATCAAATCAGGAGGTAATCGAATGAATAAAGATGAAATAGTAGGCTTATTAAAATTTAATGAAGAAGAGAATAAAATATTTATGCCCAATGAGATATTTACCGACTTAACAAATTTTATCACCAAGCATGAAAAGTCTAAGGAAAAAGTAGGTAGTAAGATCGCATTTGCATACTCATATTACTATTTAATAAGTTGGCTATATAGATATGCAAAGTATTCCGCTATAAAAATTGACACTAAGGACATAAAAAGTATATTGGGATATAGCCCTACTACAACATCGGTAGATTGTATTATTAAAAAGAATGGCATACTTGACAAATTAAACTATACAACTACTGACAATGATTATCCTGTCATGTGGAATTATGATAAAAATGAAGGTGTAACTTTTGATTATATGAGTGGATGTAGTGAGGTTGATAAATTATATCTCATAAACAAAACAAGTAGAAATTATAAAATTAAAGTACCTTTAAAGGGAATACACAGGACGGCAGAAAGTGAAGAAGATTGTCATGAGGATGGAACATTTCATGATGTAAGTGATACCCATTTAGTAGAATTTGAAACTTTTGCTGAATGTATGAGTAACGATAATATAGGTGTATATGGATTTTACATTTACAGTTATCTAAAGTATCAGAATCAATTATATGACGGTGGTGTCGATGTAAGCGTATATGCATTATCAGAGGAAACAGGAGTAAGCATACGTAGCCTTGTCAAATACTTAGACATACTCAAAAAGTATAAGTTGATAGATTGCATACTCAATCAAGATTATTATGTTATCGGATTACGTGATGCAGACCGAAAAGCCAATACATACATAACAAATGATTATGATAAGTTTGTTGATGAGCCTATTACATATCGTAAAATGGAATTAATATCACCAGATAAATATAAAAAAATGATGGCTAAATTAGAAGGTGATAATCCAAGCGAGATGATAACATTAGACGAGTTACCATATTAAAACACTCATTCTAAATTCCAAAAATCCAAAAACTGCTTTTACGCTATACATACTATATAGGGCGATTTAGCCTATGAGTATGTGATTATTTATTAAACTATTATGAATCAAATTTAAACTATTATTATTAATTATTAAACTAATTTAAACTATTATGAATCATTAAACTAATTTAAGAATCATTAATCTCTATTATATATATAGCAAGAAAGCAGTTTTTAGAATTATGAGTTGTTTGGGATTAACAGTGTTTAGTAAATAATGTATCACTGTGACCTATTTTCACACTTATCTCGGTCGTACCCCACTTAGGATTAATTCAATACAGAATATTTGTCATTATCAAAATACTGGTCATATATTTCCTTATACTTGCTATTATTCTTCATTTTAGAAATACCATCATTAATCATTTTGGCAAAGTTTTCATTAGTTTCTAATATTGCAAATGAAGCGTTATAATCAAAATCAATGGTAATTTCACCACTTCCTAATGTAAATATGGCTTTCAAGTGAGAATATACATTAGAAAATCTATCATCTCCTCTTAATTTAGATTGGTCTGCTGATGGTATCATAGTATCTGCATCACCGTTTGTTAATGCGGTTAATGCGTCATCATATACAGGCATTTCTTTATATTCATATGAAATATTATTTTCTTCAAGAATATGTTCTAATATTGCTTTTTCAAACTTTTCACTATTAATATGATATTGTTCACTTTCTTCTGGCATAGGTGTATCTTTATCTAAATTATCATATGTTTCTACAATAACCACTTCTCCTATATCATATTCTTTTTTATTTTGGATAGTGTCATTTGATTCTTCTTTTGTTGTTTTCCCTTGTTCATTACCCGTATTATTTTGAGATATATCATCTGAATTACAACCAACTAAAATAATAGACAAAAACAATAATAATACAATTTTCTTAGCCATATACACTCCCCTTTTTATATTAAGTAGTAAGTATCAATCATAATCTATCAGGAGGTAATGTCAATGTTAAATATATTTAAGCGTAAAGTTAATCATCATAAAATTATTATCAGCAATGTTTCAGAAATGAGAATTGAAATAGGTGAGATGCAAACTAATATAGGTGAGATGCAAACTAATATTTGTGAGATGCAAAAGGGTATTGCTAATATGGAAAGTAGCAATGATAAAATGTTAGATGTTATGGAAAGTATGAATAATAAATTAGATAACCATAACCTAACTACTAACAAGTTGAAGGTGATCAAATGAATATTTATGACAAGTTAAAGAGTATGACGGATTTTCGCAAACCCGAATATTTTAAATGGAAGCATAATATTCGCTATGACCAGACGCTACCCAAAAAAACAGAATCAGAATTTTTGAAAGCAGTTGATAGAAAAACGATGAATGGTTTTTTGGTGTGGGAAAAATCAAGCGAATATAAGCAACTGTTAGCGATGTATTTAGACAGTTGTATAGCGAACGATTTAGATGTAATTTATAAAAAAGTGGTAGAAAAGGCAAAAGAAGGCGATGCAAATAGTGTGAAATTATTCTTGCAATTGTCAAAGGAAATAAATAGTGTAGCAAAACAAACTATAACAATTCAAAAAGTAGATAAAACTCTTAAAGTAGAAAATGAGGATGTTGTTGTTGAGGAAGATGTTGAGGAAGATAATTTAGAATTGTAGTCAGATAGGAGGTAATGTCAATGGCTAAAAAACTAACAACAAATCAAAAGTTAGATATTATTTTGAAAGATTTTAAGTTATTTGCCAAGAATTTTGTGAAAATAATTGACAATATGGGCGATATAATTGACTTTAATCTGAACGATCAGCAAGGCGAGTTTATCAATCAAATGAAGAAATATAATATTATCAGTAAGGCACGTCAGGGTGGATTTAGTACACTAAGTCTTGCTTTGTGTTTGTATTATGCAGTAACTAAGCCAAATACAAATTATCTAATTGTGAGTTACAAACAAGATAGTTCATCAGCACTATTTGAACGATTAAAGATGATGAACGAGTATTTACCGAGAGATAAATTTGCAGGTAGTTTCCCAAAAACGAAACGTGAAAATCGAGGAGAATTACTACTGGATAATGGTAGTAGGATTACTTGTATAGTGGCGGGAAACAAGGATGTTGGGCGTGGTAGCACCTTTGAATATATATTATTGTCAGAGTTTGCCTTCTATAATAATCAAGAGAAAGTATTGCTTAGTGCGGAGCAATCATTAGCAAAAAATGAATATTCAAAAGTTGTAATTGAAACAACTTCCAATGGATTCAATCATTATCAAAAGGTGTTCATGAAAGCGTTTAAGGGTCAAGGAAGTAAATACTTTGCATTCTTTGTACCATTCTATGCAAGTTTATATAAGAAACAATTCAAACACGATCACGATGAAGCGGTTAAATGGTATTTAGAGGACAGTAAAGGATTTAGATTGAGTGTAAAGGAATTAGAGCCTGATGAGAAGATTCTTTATGAAAAAGGTGCTAATTTACGTCTATTAATGTGGAGAAGATGGAAATTGTTAGACATGAGTTTACAGGAATTTTATCAAGAATATCCTAGTAATCCAATGGAAAGTTTTATATCAACAGGTCAAAGTGTATTCGATCAATCAAAGGTGCTAGAACGTCAGAATTACTTAGTAGAGCCGTTAAACACTCACGAATTATTGGACATCATACCTACACCTATGCATAAGTATCTTAACAAACAATTGTTTATTTATCATGAGCCTAAACGTACAATTAAATACTATGGTGGTGTGGATACTTCATCAGGTAGTGGTGGAGATGATTCAACAATATCTATCTTCGATACCGATGGGGAACAAGTTTTATCATTTTATTATAATAAGATACCACTTTATAAGTTTGCAGAAGTTATTAACGAGTTAGGTAAATTGTACAATTATGCGTTTTTATGTGTAGAGAGAAACAGTTATGGATTACCATTATTGGAACGTCTAAGAAAAGACTATACATATATGAACCTGTATAAGCAAAAACAGTTTGACCAAAGAGGTAAAAAGAAAATGCAGTTAGGATTTACAACAACCGCGACAACTAAGGCAGTCATGATATCAGATTATAAGGAACAATTTGAAATGAATATGATAAATGTCGAGTGTAAAGAAACATTGGAACAGATGCAAATATATCAAGAAACAGATGGTAAAATGGGAAATAAAAAAGGACAAACAAACCATGACGATTTAGTTATTAGTTGTGCGTTAGCGGTACAAGCCATGAAGAGCGGTAAATGGTATGTAAATTAGAGGAAAGGGGTTAGATTATGACTTTACAAAAGTATATTAAAGAGGTTCATAGCGGTGCAACCGATTGGTTTGTGGATGAAACGACAACTGTTTATAATCAGTCAAGAGTTGATAATATTGTTGACATGAAGGAATATTTAAGTGGTAGACATAAAATTGTTATGCGAGAAAGTGAAATGTACAATGGCAAAGAATTTTATCCACGTAAAATAGTTTTACAATATGCTAAAACAATATTAAACTTTCAAACAGCATATTTACTACAACACCCTGTGACATTAACAGGTGATGAAAAGGTTGTCAAAGAGTTTCAGAAGGTACAAAAAGTTGGGAAGTATAATCGTGTCAACTTTCAGATTTTAGATAAGATGATAAAGTATGGTGTGGTGGCAGAATACGTTTATATGGATGGTAAGACAATCAAGAGTAAAGTATTTGACCCTGCTGAGAGTTATCCTGTATATGATAATGGTAATGAGTTGATAGCCTTTGTGGAGCATTTTATTATTGAAGGTGTCTCTTATTGGAATGTGTTTACAGATGAAGTTGTTGAACAATATGATAACTTAGGCGGTAAGTTAAGATTAAAAGAGCGTAACGCTAACCTATCAGGCTTACCAATTGTATATGTGAATGTGTCAGAGTTATCAGCAACAGATGGACATAGTGAGTTGACAGACTTAATTAGCATATTAGATGCTATGGAGGATTTGATAAGCAAATATACAGATAGTTTTTACAAGTTCATGAACCCTATTCCTGTGGCAATTGGACAACAGTTAAAAGGTCATGGCTTACCTACTGATATTATTGGTGGTGGGATTAATTTAGATGACGGTAGTGAGTTCAAAATGGTGGGTAATCAATTAGATTATCAGACATTCCAGACTATCTACAAGACATTGGTACAATCGTTATTAGATATAAGTAATACACCTGCGGTAAGCATGAATAAGACAGATATTAGTAATCTTAGTGAGGTTAGTATTAAGTTATTGTTCAGCCTTGCGAATGTAAAAGCAGGATTTAATGAACAGTTTATACGTGAAGGTATAGAGCAACGGTACAATAAGATAAGAAAGTTGTTAGCGTATAGAGATGTAACGTTTACAGATGATGAATACTATACGTTGGATACAGTGTTTCAATATGCTATGCCATCAAATGATAAGGAAATCATTGAGAATTTAAGACAATTAAGCGATATGGGTGCAATAAGTTTAGAGGAAATATTAAACAATAGCCCATATACTAATGATGTACAGATGGAGTTAGGACGGTTAAATGATAAGGATAAAGTGAGTGAGGATTTGAGGTCTTTGGCAGCGACCACGGATTGATGAGTAGTTTGGGAAATAATTACTGATAGTTGGGAAATAATTATGTGAGAATGTAGTGGTGTCAAGTAAATATACTTTACAGTGAAATACTAGAAAAATTTTGCTGTTATTAGGGTTCTAAATGATAATCATTCTAATTAAGGATTTTTAATTGAGAACAATTATCATTTAGATTACAATACAATCTATTCCTACTTGTTTAGTGGGTATTTTAATTAGAATCATTATAATCTAGCCTTATATAGCGAATGTTTGTTCGTATATTCGTATTATTTAGCCTGATTTATCCATTAAAATCAAAATTTTATCACATCTTGACCACTTCCTTGACTAGAAAGTGGTCTAATTTTAACCTAATAATTGTAAAATAAACGAATTGCCTACATAAGTGTATTTATAGTGGTAGTTCGTTTGGCTAAATTGAGGTAAAACTGGTGAATGTTCGTGTTTTGCTGATACCCCTAAATGAAAATATATGCCTACAACATACCTAATTTATCACGCACATAATATTATCTTAATCCCGACTATCTCACAGACTATCTGTCACGGTTAAACTTAACTATAATCCTAAACTCAAAGGTGATTTACCTCCAACAATACGTATCACAATAGGGTGGACTTTTTGCCCATGCTTTAAAATTAATTACATATTTGATTTAATTTGGACATCGTGATTCACGGGTTCTGATTTGACAGGCAGAGTAAGATTATCTCTGTCTAGCACGTTTAGAGTATTGATTATTTAGCACAAATAACAGACCGATGACCACTTTACGATAAATATTTCCATAATACTTAACTTTTAGGTAATTAGTTATGGTAAGATTTATGTGAATATTATAAAAAAAGGAGTGGTGGAATTATGAAAAAATTAATATTCTTAAATTGTCTTTGTTTAGTATTTATTATTTCTGGTTGTTCTTCAAAAGTTTATAACGAAGCAATTGAGCATGGTGATATAAAGTTTGAAGAGGGAAACTATGGTGAAGCATTGACATTTTATAAAAAGGCGTTAGAAGAAAAACCAAATGATGAGACTACTAATGAGAAGATAGAAGAATTAAAGAACAGTTATGAAAATGACTTACGAAA